ACAATCTTAGGCACAGCTTTACTGATTACTGTAGGCATTGCATTATACATATTTATTAACGGAGGTCAGTAATGACTAAGATTATAACTAAGAACTCTAGTACCGCTGGCGCTGCTCCCTCTGCTAGTGACTTAGTACAGGGTGAACTGGCGGTAAACGTCACAGACAAAAAGCTATACACAAAAAACAACAGCAACGCTATTGTGGCTTTAGGTGCAGACTTAGCTTCCAACAACCCTACAGCTACTGACAATGTAACACTAGGTGCTAACGCTGGAGCTGGTTTAACATCAGGAATAGGTAATACTTTTATTGGTGCTGACGCTGCTCCGGCTACTACATCAGGTGTTAGTAATACTTCTATAGGTAACGATTCGTTATTATTAAACGTGACAGGTGCAGGCAACACAGCGATAGGTAAGTCAGCTCTTAACAAAGCTACTGCTAACTTTAATACAGGCGTTGGTTATATTGCTGGAAACGCACTTACAACAGGCGTTAGTAATACTTTTGTAGGTGACTCAGCAGGGTCAAACATTACAACAGGTCAGGGTAATGTTAATATAGGTAATCAATCTAATGCTTCTTCAGCAACCGTTAGCCATGAAGTAACACTAGGTAGTTCTTCTATTACTGCCTTACGCTGTAATGTACAAAGCATATCTGCACTGTCAGACGCTAGAGATAAGACAAACATAGCTGACACTCCTTACGGTGTAGACTTTATCAACACCCTACAACCTCGTCAGTTTACATGGGCCACTCGTGAAGGCAGTCCTAAAGACGGTAAGGTAGAGCAAGGCTTTATTGCACAAGAGTTGCTTGAGGCGGCTGGCGTTGACAAAGACAAACTAAACTTAGTATATGAATCTAATCCTGACAGGCTAGAGGCTACAGCAGGTAATCTTATTCCTATTCTTGTTAAAGCTATACAAGAACTATCTGCTCGTGTAACAGAACTGGAGAATAACTAATGAGCCAGCATGACGCAACCCCAGCACAACAATACTTGTGGTGTTTACAAAGTGTAGACCTAATCAACGCTATTGTTGCTGATGACTCTGGTTACTATGAACCTGCTAACTGTGTAGAGCGTAACGTACAACATCTACAGCTAATGGTAGGTAAAGACTTCTGGACAACTGAAGACATGGCTCCGCTTAACGCAGCTATTGCAGCAGGTTTGTCCTATGGCTCTTGATACTGGTAAAGACCTCGTTGACGTAGCAGCAGCTTCTACAGCTCTTATGACAATGGCTGCATGGCTACCGCCTGTTGCTTCTTTGTTTACTATAGTATGGTTAGGTATCCGCATCTGGGAAACTGACACTGTACAGAAACTACGTAACAAAGAATAGCTTGACTTTTGACTAAAAATAGTGTATAATATATGAGTATTTTAAATAGTTTAATTAGCCCAGTCACTGGTTTGTTAGATAAATTTATTGAAGATAAAGATACTAAGAATGCCTTGGCCCATGAGATTAGTACAATGGCAGAGCGACATGCTCAGGAGTTAGCTAAGGGTCAGCTAGAAGTCAATAAGGTAGAGGCGGCACACAAGAATCTATTTGTAGCAGGCTGGAGACCAGCAGTCGGTTGGTCATGTTGCTTTGCTCTTGTCTACTCTACTATCCTATCACCCATCTTAGGTATATGGTTTACTGTTCCTCCTGTTGACAGCTCCCTGCTCACTACTGTGCTTATGGGTATGTTAGGTCTTGGTGCTATGCGAACAGTAGAAAAAGCTAAGGGCGTACAGAGAGAGCGATAATGACTGTAGTAACTGACTTTGGAAAGAAAGACAAAAGCCCTTTGGACAGTCCATTTGACCAAGGGTTTGCTCCTGCTGAAGAAGCAGCACCTTCTCGCTCTACAACTTCTGGTAGACCTAAAGCTCCTAGTCTAATGTCTGCTCCTAAGCTAGATAACCCAGAACAAGCATTAGGTGGTCTAGGTTCTTTCTTTGAGCAGCAACAAGGTCAGAGCCGTGCCTTGGCTGACATGGCTAGTGAGTCAGGTGACTTTAGTAATATTAAGGGTAAGGATGTTAATAAGCTACGTCAAGACCCTCGTCAAGTACAAGAGTTTTTTAAAGAAGAAACAGACGATCACCTTGTAGATTATGTAAAGAAAAACAACATGCCTTCGTTTATTGAAGATGAACAAGGTAATAAACTATATTTAAACACAGGTACTGCTAGTTCTATTGATCGCGTGTCTGGTGAAAACTTTGGCAGTGAAGGCAGATGGGAAGCCTCTGGCCCTGTAGGTACATATACAGCTAAATGGGTTCCTACTGAAAGTCCTCTTAATAATCCTTTAGTCTCTATTGCTGCTGGTATGGTTCCCGGTGGGCAGGTCTGGCTTACAGGATTAAGAGCTGCTGCTGGTGAAAAATTAACAGCTACTGACATCTTAGGTGCAGGACTAGACGGCCTTAAAGCTACTGGAATGTTATCTCCACCTACGGCTGCTAATCCTGCGGGTAAAGGCTTAGGTGGTCTTAGCTACGGACAGACTACAGGGTTAATGAATGCTGCTGCATCTGGTAATCCTCTGGGTGCTGTTATGGGCTTCTACGGGCCACAAATACTTGAGGGTACTCTAGGTAAGTTAGGCACAGCAGGTACAGACTTTGCTAATAAACTAGGTATACAGCCTGATGATTTTAATGCAGGTTTAGGTAAGACCATTAGCAGCTTGGCATCTGGTGCAGACTTTAAAGATGCCTTACGTAGTGGTTTTGCAGAGTACGTTAAAGAAGGTGGAACACTAGGCGACTGGGATACCTTTACTAAAAACCTAGATATTGATTTAGGCCCAATGGAAGACGCAATACGTTGGGCAGGCCGGAAAGTAGAAGACGGTGCTAGAGCTGTTGGTAGTCTTATAGACAATGCTACGTGGGAACAAGTAAAAGATATAGACCTGACAGGCATTGAAGATGCTTTAAGACCAGTAGGAAGTAAGGTAGAAGATATAACAAGATCAGCAGGAAGTGCTGTAGAAGATGTTGTACGTACAGCAGTTAATCCTTTAGACAACTGGGTAGATGACTTACCTAAGTTACCTGATCTACCTAAGCTAGATTTACCTAAGATAGACTTTCCTGAGATTGGTATACCTACGGGTGGAGGTGGTTTTAATTTAACTATGCCATCAGGCTCACGTACAACAGACAAGATATTTGATAACGAACTGTTTAAGTTTAAAAACAAAATAGAACTTACAGAGTTTGGCCCTTTACAGACAACACAACAAACAAGCATTGAAGATTTACTTACGTCACCTTTTGAGTCTGATTTTGCACAACAAAGAAGGTCTATATAATGACATACCTACAACTCGTTAATAAAGTTTTAGTCAGACTACGCGAGAACGAAGTGTCTACCGTTGGAGAAAACAACTATTCTAAGCTAATAGGCGAGTATGTTAATGACGCTAAACGTGACGTACAGAATGCTTGGGATTGGACAGGGCTACGCAATACGCTAACAGTAGACACGCAGGCTAATGTATTTAACTATGTACTAACAGACGCTGACAATACTATTAAAATCCTAGACGTTACTAATGATAGTCAAAACTGTTTCCTACGGTATCAGACATCACGCTGGTTTGATGAAGCATTCTTAGACTTCCCTAGCGTACCTAAAGGCACTACTCAGTTCTACAGCTTTAACGGCATTAACGGTGTTGATTTATATCCTATACCTGATGCTGAGTACACGTTACGTTTTAACGTAGTGTTACGTACTAAAGACTTTACAGCAGATACAGATGTATTAACTGTACCGTCAACACCTGTGATTCAACTAGCTACCGCAATGGCAGCACGAGAAAGAGGAGAGACCGGAGGCGCAAGCGCAGCAGAACTGTTCGCAATAGCTGATAGTACATTGGCTGATGCCATTGCTATGGATGCTGCATTACATCCTGAAGAAACTATCTGGTACTCATAATGGCTCAACAATTACAGAACATTACTATAGCAAGTCCCGGCTTTGCTGGGCTTAACACACAGGATTCGCCTATTAGTGTAGATCCATCCTTTGCTGCTATTGCTGACAACTGTGTCATTGATAAGCTGGGACGTATAGGCGCACGTAAAGGTTGGGAAACTGTTACTACTAACGGCTCTTCTGTATTAGGCAGCAGCCGTGGTATAGAAACTATCTTTGAGTTTGTAGATGCTAGTGGTGACAAGCGTGTAATCTCTGCTGGTAATAATAAAATATTTTTAGGGACTACTACATTAGTAGACATAACCCCTTCTGGCTATACACCTTCAGCTAACAACTGGAAGTGTGTAGCTATTGACAACCACATGCACATGGTTCAAAGTGGACATGAGCCTTTGATTGGGTCAGACCATACTGGTTCTTTTGTATTAGAAACTATATCAACTCATCCACATACTACAGGCACTATGCCACAAGGTAATGAAATCTTAGCAGCCTTTGGTCGCCTGTGGGTAGCAGACATAGTAAATAATAAAAGTGTTGTTTACTACAGTGGTCTTACACCAGACACAGCGCATTGGACAGGTACAGGTACAGGTAGTTTAGACATAACAAAAGTATGGCCTTCAGGCTATGACGAGATTGTATCTTTAACTGCTCACAATGACTTCTTAATTATCTTTGGTAAAAAGTCTATTGTTGTTTATCAGGGCGCTTCCTCTCCCAGTACAATGTCTCTTGTAGACACTATTGATGGCGTGGGTTGCATAGCGCGTGACTCTGTGCAGCGTACAGGTACTGATGTATTATTCCTGTCAGACTCGGGTCTGCGTAGCTTTGGTAGAGTGATACAAGAGAAGTCTCTGCCTATGCGTGACATCAGTAAGAATGTCCGTAATGACCTGATGGCTTTAGTAGATGTACAGGCGTTACCCATTAAGTCCCTGTACAGCGCATCAGAAGCCTTCTACTTGCTTTCTCTACCCTCTAGCAATACTGTGTACTGCTTTGACATGCGTGGCCCTATAGATCAATCAGGGGCGCACAGGGCTACTACATGGTCAGAGATAGACCCAGTGTCTTTGGGTAAGCTAGAAGATGGCACTATATACATAGGCAAGTCTACTGGTCTTGTTAAGTATGCAGGATATAAAGACGGTACAGCTACGTATCAGCTACGTTACTTTAGTAATCCTACAGACTTTGGTAGCGCGTCTAACCTTAAGTTCTTGAAGAAGTTTAACTTGACTATTGTAGGCGCTCACGGTACTAACATAACGCTAAACTGGGGTTATGACTACACAAGCAGTTATAATAAACAAGCCTTTACATTTTCCGCAGGCAATACTATTGCTGAGTACGGTGTTGCAGAGTACGCAATAGGTGAATACTCAGGAAGTGTAGATGCTCTACTTAACACGCCTTCTGTAAACACAGGTGGTAGCGGGTCAGTAGTTACTATTGGTATTGAAGCACAGATTAATGACGTACCTTTTTCTATTCAAAAAATTGATATACACGCTTTACTAGGGAGACTTATCTAAATGTCCAACTATACAAAGACCACTAACTTTGCGGCTAAGGATTCTTTACCCTCTGGTAACGCCAATAAGATTGTACGTGGTACAGAAATTAACACAGAGTATGACAACATTGCTACTGCGGTAAACAGCAAGTCTGACTCTGCTTCTCCTACATTTACAGGTACTGTCACAGCAGCCACAGTTACTGTAACGGGTACACTCACGGCTGATACTATTACCGGAGGTACTTACTAATGGCTAGTCCTATAATGAGAGACCCACAATACGGTGGACGCTTAAGCATGGTTCAGCCTCGTATAGGAATGATTGAAGAACAAACACAAGTTATGGAGAATCCAACTACGATCATTGCAGACCCAGCGTCAGAATTTCAGTTACCTAACTCTATACTACCCACAGGCGGCAACCCGTATTCCGGTGGTAGTAGTGTAGACGACAGGGTATACGGAGGCTTAGGTCTCACAGGTTTACTTAGTGGTAACTTAGGTGATGCGCTACGTACAGCCGGAGGATACTACGCAGGTCAGCAAGGCATTGAAGGTGCTTATCAGACAGGACTAACAGGTCTGGAGACTGCTGAACGCATGGGCCAACGCGCCCTTGAAGGTTCACAGTTTAGACCTTTTGGTGTTACCTCTGATCTAGCTAATGTACAAGCAGGCGCACAGGGTAATGTCAACTTAGGTCTTAGTGGTCAGCAGCAACGATTACAGAATCAATTACTAGGTGGCGCACAACAGCAGTTTAGTGGTGTCAATGCTTATGATCCATCTATTGCAGCCCAGCGTGGTGCTATGGGTGGTTTGTTTGGTCAACAACTAGGACAGTATGGTCAGCCTACAGGACTAGAGGGTGTAACTCAAGCAGGTCTAATGGGCGCACAGCAGCAGTTTGGAAGAGCTGAACAGCCGCAGGACATTCAAGACCTACGTTCTCAGTACGGCAACCTAGCTATGCAAGCAGGACAAGGCTTATTGTCTTCTCCTGAGCAGCGACAGTCTGACATCTATGAGTCTATACGTGCTACACAGCGGCCAGAGGAAGAGCGACAGGCTTTGCGTATGAGAGAGAATCTTCTTTCTCAAGGACGTAGCGGTGTAAGGACAGCAGATTATGGAGGTACACCAGAGCAACTGGCTATGGCTAAAGCACAGGCTGAAGCACAAGCAGGTGCAGCTCTACAGGCTCGTCAGATGGGTATGCAGGAGCAGCAGCAGGGCCTACAGACTGCACAGGCTCTTACTGGTATGACATCAGGACTAGCGGGTCTAGGATCAGAGCTAGAAACAGCAGGTATAGGACGAGGCGCTACACTGGCAGGCGTAGGTATGCAAGGGGCGCAGACAGGCCGTGGGTTTGGACAGCAAGACCTACAGAACCTTATGGCTTTGCAGGGTGCAGACATTGGTTCAGCACAGGCACAGCAGGCTCTACAACAGGGTCGCTTTGGTTTAGGCTCAGGCATGATGAACGCGGGTTATATGCCACAACAGCAGGCTCTTAACTTACTACAGGCTGGTCTGCCTGCTGCTGAGATGGCACAACGTGGACAGCTTAGAGGAACAGAGCTACAGTCTCAACTAGGTAGTCAAGGTCTTGAAATGTACATGGGTGGTGCTGACATGGCTAACAGACTACAGCAACAGCAGTTGCAGGGTATGTTACAAGGTGCGTTAGGACAAGGAATTACTCCTCAAGAACAGTTACTTGCTTTGCTATCCGGCAGAGACCCACAAGCTGATGAGGGCTTGTTAGGTGCTTTGGGCGTAGGTGGAAGTAAAACCCCAAGCTGGCTTAAAAGAGCAGGAGATTATTTAGGTCTTGGAGGAGCAAGTGGTTTATTTGACGTAGGTTTAGGAGATGCGTTTACAGGCAATGTTGCAGACTTAAGTGAAGAAGAACGAATGGCTGAGTTTGAAAGAATTTATGGAGGAGGGTAAGACGATGGCTAATACACTAGCAGGACTATTAACAGGTATTGACCGTGGTGGTATAGACCCTAACGCCAGCAGTGAAGCTCAACAAATGCAGCTAGGCGCACAAGCATCTCAGATGATGCAGCAGGGCATGCGTGGGTTAACAGGCCAGTCACGACTATCTAAAGGACAACAGCTACAGCAGGCTATGGGTCAGTTAGACCCTAGTGATCCTGAAGATGCACGTAAGTTAATTATGTTAATGCAAGCTACAGGTGACTACGCGGGTGCAGCTAAGTTAGCAAGCAATCTTCAAAACATGAAGAAAGAAGAAGACACTAGGCAGATGCTAATGACTCGTGCTGAAAAGATGAACAATCCTGATATGGTTTCCTATTTAAAATCAGGAGGAGACTTAGGGCCAGCCATTACTATATTGTTTAGAGAACAACCTCGTCCTGATATTGCAGGTGTTACAAACAATGAATACGACACATACGATGCACTGCTTATAAAACTAGACCCTGATAGAGAATCAGGTATTGACATTCCCGGTTATGGTTTGAAAAAAAGAACTAGCGATGAAAAAGATATTCTATTTCAACAGGCTGAAGAACTTCGTGCTAAGACACGAGGCTTGTCTATGGAAGAGGCTTTGCGTAGAGTTATGGGAATGGCAGCAGTATCTCCTCAAGGCACTAGCGCAATACCAGCAGCGGGTGATAGTTTTGCAGGTAAAAGTATAATAGGTAAAAAACAATAAGGAGTCTTCATGGCTAACCTGCTTTTAGAAAAAGTACAGAACGCTATAGGTGCTGGCATTCTTATGCCGCAAGATTATGGAGACGCTATCTTAGCTACTCGTAATGACCCAGAAGTAACTAAGTATTTACAGAGCCTAATGCCTACAGACAATACTGTTACACGTAGAGATGAGGCACAAGCACAGCGCGAGGCAGTACAGGCACAAGACGAGACATCAGCTCCTACTGGAGATACAGTTGATCGCAGAGCAAAAGCACAAGAACAACGTCAGAAAGTACAAGAAAAAGCGATAGAGAAAAAAGAACAAGAAGCTATTGCTGCACGTACTACTGAAGAAGGAAGAGCATTAACTCTTGAAGAAATACAAGGATCGCCTTTCCTAACTGAACAAGGAATATTTCCGGGCGATTTGTTTGACGGTGAGAACATTGTACGTAAGTATTCTAATGATGATGACGCTATGCTGGGCGGTGTCCTTATTACTCAAGAAGATATAGACAACTCTCCTTACCTACAAGAAAACAATGTAGATGCAGGCTCTAGGATGGTAGGGGATACTATCATACCTTCACAACTTAGTGACTCATGGGCGCAGTATCGTTATGGAATGTCTGAAACGCTATCTCCTCCGGCTTCTGTTGGTGCTATACTTGAACGCTATTTCCCTTTTAAAGCAGCAAGGGATTTAACAGGTGGCCGACCACATTACATGGCTGGACAAGACTGGAACATAGACTTACAAACTCCTGATGAATACTGGGAGGTTGAAGGTTACATGGATATGTCTCCAGATCAGAGAAGAGAAGCCGCTAACGCTAAAAGAGAGCGTGACATACAACAAGAGTTTGGTCAGTTCTTTCAGCCTGACCCTGAGAGCCTTGCTAGATTAGGAGGACAAACAACCACAGCTTTTGCTGATCCTTCTTTAGCGTTGTCTATGGGGGCTACTATACCTCAGATGGTGGTTAGAGGCGGTGCGGTAATGGGAAGTTTAGACGCTCTTAACCAAGCAGCTATTAAAGGAGAGGTTGATCCTATACAGACAGCAATGGCTACTTCCGCAGGTATGGTATTTGTACCAGCAGTAGGTTGGGTATCTCAAAAAGTAACCAGTAAGGTGGCAGCTAAAAAAGCTAACAAGATGTTAGACCAAGCTCAAGGAACATTAGACGCACACGTAGCTACTCAAGGTCCGGTAAGCGCACCTGCTAAAGTATTAGAGGAAGCAGGCTTTAATCCTTTAGGTGTAGAAAAAGCAATACAAACTACTGGCCGTAAGCTACGACTACATGGGTCAGGTAAGACAGCCAGTGAAGCTATACAACAAGCAGTAACTAAAGACAGCGCGGTTACACGACAGTACAGCAAGGGTCTTGACCGCTACTTAGGTTCAATAGGTACTCGTCTGCGATTAAAAGATGAAGGTATGTTTGGCCGCTTACGTAACACTGAATACAAAATGACAGTCAATACGTATGATAAGACAGAACAGGTAGAACCTTTCCTTAGAGGACTACAGTCTTTGCCTAAAGGTGCGTACCGTGATGTAAGTAAACATTTATACAACGGTGCTTTTGGTTTAGCTAAAAAATCTATGGGTCGTTTTAATCCTGCACTTGCTGAAACATTTGACACAACTGTAGTGCCTATGCTTAAAGACCTGTCCAAGCAACTAAAAGAAAGCGGCCAATCTTTTGACGAGCTAGATAATTATTTCCCACGTATAATGAAGGACTACGAAGGGTGGAGAAAAAGTGCTGGGTTAGATTATCAAGGCTACCTAGACAAGCAAATAAGAGCAGCCACTAAGAAGAAAAAAAGGGAGCTTTCCCCCTCTGAAAGAGAACATGTTATTGAAACAGCTATGCGTGGTTATAACTACTCAGGCTCAGGCAAGCCCAGCTATGCCAAGCAACGAGTAATTACTCTTAAAGATAAAGACTTAGATTTCTATGCGTCACCTGAAGAAGCCTTGTCTATGTATATACGCAGGGCTGTTAATGACATTGAGGTAGCTCAGTTTTTTAAAGGCAGTACAACTAAAAGTGATGATGGACTTTTAGATATAGACACATCAATAGGTCAGTATGTAGAAAACGCAAGGAAGGCAGGTAACATTAAGGCTGAAGATGAAGGTGAAATAGTAGAGCTTCTTAAAGCTAGATTTGTAGGTGGTCAGCAATCCGCAGGTCAAGCCCTGCAAACAATTAAAGACTTAGGATACACAGGTACAATAGCAAACCCTGTGTCTGCTGTTACTCAGCTTGCTGATCCAGCTACCTCTGCTTTCCTGTACGGTTTTAGGAATACTATAGCTTCTATGTTTGGAGCTAAGAACATGAAGCTAGTAGATATAGGTCTTGAACAAGTAGCTATTGAATTAACAAACGGAGACCCTAGAGGAACAGCAAGATTCTTAAATAAGATGATGAAGTTATCAGGGTTCAAGGCTACTGACAGGCTAGGTAAAGAAACTTTAATGAACGCTTCTCTACGTAAAGCTAGGCAGCTGGCTAAGTCTAACAAGGGTGTGGCTAAGTTACGAGAGAAGTACGGTAAGATATATGGTGATGAATTTGATGGCTTAGTTGCTGACCTCAAGGCTGGAGATATGACAGAGAACATTAAGTTCTACGCCTTTAATGAGCTTGCAGATGTTCAGCCTATTATTTTAAGTGAAATGCCGGAGGCTTACTTGAACAGCCCTAACGGTAGGATATTATATATGCTCAAGTCCTTTACGTTAAAGCAGTGGGACATTGTACGTAGAGAGGTTGTTGGTGAATGGAACAAAGGTAACAAGCTAACAGCAGTTAAGAAAGCAACTGTTATGGCTGGTTATCTGACAGCGGCTAACACCAGTACAGGTGTAATTAAAGACATGATGAGAGGTAGAGAAGTTAAGCCAGAGGACTTGCCTTCTCGTTCTATGTGGGCGTTGTTGGGTGTGTTTGGTTTGAACAAGTATACCTCTGATAAGTTCTTTGCTAAAGGGGATGTCATAGGTGGGCTAGTTAATATGATTGTACCTGCTACACCTATCATTGATGCAGCCTTTAAGCTAGGTACTGAACTACCTAAGGAAGACCCAGCACTAGAGTCTACCCTTAACTCTATACCTCTTGTTGGCCCGTTGGTATACAACTGGTTCGGTGGGGGAGCTGAGAAGTACAACGAGCGTATGGAAAAAGAAAGGAGAGGTAGGTAATGGCTGTTAATGAGCAAGCAAGAAGCCAAGCGTTCTTAAGCTATTTAAATCATTTAAGCGAAACACCTATGTCCGTCAGTCAAGACTTGTCAAAAGAACGACAGCACATGGCTGACATTGATCCAGCAAAGGGGGTCTATGATGCTGCGGCTTTCCTTCCTGTGTCCGGTGAGATTATCTCTGGCAAGGAAGGTATAGAGGACTTTCGTCAGGGTAATGTAGGCATGGGTATGTTGGGACTGCTGGGAGCATTACCTTTTGCGGGGCCTGCGTTTCGTGGAGCTAAGGGAATGTTTAACAGTGTAGGTAGTTTAGTAAACAAAACATTACAGAACACACCTACGCATATTTCTGAGTTTTACCGCAATCCTATAAAGGGTAAGATTAACTTTGCTAAAGAGTCTACAGGTTCTATAATACCTGCTATTAAAGAAAGTATTGACCCGCAGAGTGTTGCAAAGCGGAGAGTTATAGGCATATCAGACAGGAAAGTTAGCGATTGGGCTAGTGATGTAGGACAAGACGCAGACTTGACAGCTATATCTATAAACCGCC